CCATTCATTTTGAAAATTCTTTACTTTCGTCTTAATTCTTTTCGCCTTTTTATGTCCAGCTTATTGACTATGGTCCATCTTTGAACTCCATTGGCAACATGGACAGGCTTAATTGAGCCACCATTAGGCGTAAATCCAACATACGTACTATCTACTTCTTTTCTGAAAGAATGAAGATTTATTCGCTCAGCCATGTTATACCTCCTTTGCTCTCTCTCCTTCGATAGAAGAATACTTGTTTTCTTCTCTATCGATAGCTACCGATATTTTCTTTTTATTTTGAACGTCCAGCAAGGAAATCGTAACAGTATCATCCTCATCTAAATCTTCAAAAGACTGAAGTTGCTCTACGAAACGCCAAACCTTTTTTACGAGGTCAGATTCCATGAAAAGAACAGGTACACCTCGCTCCGCTTCCGACAAGAGCATATACATATCAAAATCAATCTTGAGGAATATGTGTGCAGCGTCTTTTTTCTCAAGACGAATATAACTGGCCGTCATATCAATTCCGCTCTTCATACTTTTCAGAAGGGCTGGTCTACCAATCTTCAAGCCGCTCTTTTTAATTGAGCCCATAGAAATCAAAACCTTCCTTGGCTCATTATCATAACGGTGACCTGTCCAAATCTGCAGTTCTGAGTTGGATGCTTTTACCGCACCAAAAAAGATGTTGAGCTTACGAACCAATTCCCTGATTATTTTTCCGTTATCCTGTCCTAAAAATTCTTGAAAGCGAGTAACATCATCATCCATGATTTTCAGTAACTCTTCTCCATTTTTATTGAAGAAGTAGAACTGTCTTTTTCTCAGCTTAAATAATTCGTAGTTATCATAAGCTATGGCTTCGGCTGGAATCTCATATCCATCTACCCAACTATTATTTGGAATGTCATTAATCAGAATTCTCTCATCCCATGTTGGATGGGAAATGGTAACTGGGTCAAGTGCATTTCGAATTGCATCAAACAGGGCACCCTTCCCTGAGAACACAAGATTGACCAAGTTATACTGATTGCTTCCAGTTGTACGGCTAATTGCTTTACAACTTCTATTGCCAAAAATTAAATAGGCAATAAGGCTTTGCAACTCACGCACTGTTGCATGATATCCCTGCATAGATACTCTCTGCAAAATCACAAAGAGGCGTTCTTGGAATAATGCACTATTAAGCAGGCTGCAGTTTTTATGCACATCACAGCTTTCATTCAAAGGGCACGATGAACATTCTGTATAATGCGTGTCATCTGTCAGCTTTTCTATTGCTTTTTTCAGAATATCTGCAGTTAACACTTCTCTTTTGCTCAGATCAAAAACGACCAAATTTCTGTCATCAGTTACTTCATCATGAAAAATAACCGCATGACTCATCTGGAAATAAGCATCCTTGATAGGTTGAAAATCGGAATGTTTTTGATAAACCGAGTATAGAATAGCTGCATTAATTGCAATAACAAAAGGCGTGTTGCTTTCTCTTGCTGCTTTCCATTTTAAGTAGATTTCATCATTTGAAAGTGTACTCGCATCTAATTCAATACAAATTGGCTTTCCTGTGTTCTCCAATCTATTCTTCAGCAATCGGATAATATGTGTCTTGCCATCACCCGGATTGCCAGTAAGCACAATATCCTTGCCGCTAAGCGCAGCCTCCATGATGGCAGTATCCAGTTTAGTCTCGAGATGTATTACAGACAATAGATCAGATGCTATATGGTCAGCATAAGCACTGGAGCCTCTATAAAAATCTCGTACAAACTGAAGACCTGTTTTTGTTTCATCGTTTGTAGGCATGTGTGGCACCTCCTTAAGTTTAGAAAAACTCCATTCTTCGTCTTCATCTATCTGATTGCTTACAAGAAAGCCTTGTTTGTCAAATTCACGGATTCTCTGATAAATTGGCTCATAATTCAAACGACTTTTCAGCCACCGGTTTCTCCAAAAATCAACAATTTTTTGAGTCCCGGAAACATAGTCAGCCATATCCGTATAGTACCTCGGCTCTGACTCTCTTCCTAAAAGATAATCAAAGGTGTTTTCTGCCAAACATGCGCCGTATACGATTCTTGACATAGCGTGCTTAGAAAAGTCCTTCGAGTCCTCATTAGTTGATTCGAGTAATTCACGAATTGCCATTGTGAGAAGTCGCATTTTAGGACTTGCTCCTTCACCAAAAACATGGTTGATGCGATTGAAACCATCACTCGTTGCTTCAGTAAGACTCATCGTTGTTGCCTTACTTATGTGCATCGTTCCGAAGCCTATTGTCATTCCAAGCTTTTTCCAGATAATATCAAAATCTGTATCAAAGATTTTACCGGGTATTTTAAGACGGTTGTACTGACTGGAGCCAACATAATACAATGACGTAGTACCAACATATACAAGGTCTGCTGGTCTACAAACAGGTGCCCCTTTCAGTCTGCTGGCAATTTCACTTGCCTTATCAGCATATCGTTCTTTATAGTCATGGACAACCTGTGGAGAGGTAGCTAAAAGTGCTACAAGCTTACCCCCCAGAATCTCATTATATGGCGGAATCGCTCCACATACGTTCAATTCCATCATGCTTGAACCAATATGCTTTGTCTTTTGTGCAACCAAAGCACTTCTAATGGCAGAACTTCCTGTTTCGCTCTTGCAAAAATCTATCCAGATTTCATTAAAGTTTTCTGCATTAATTAAGTCTCTAATAGCTTTTTTTGCACTCAGAAGACGAGCAAGCTGCTCTGCGCGCTTTCTGCGATAAAGAGCCTTTTCGGTATCAATAGAAATACTACCCAATTCACTCTTTTCGACATCATCGATATCGCTTTCCACTTCATTTCGTAAAAGCTGCTGACGGTTTTGCTCTGCATTTGATGCCTCGTCTAATAGAAGTTGAATATCAGTATCAGTAGGATTTTCAACAACCATTTCAGTGCAGAGCTCTGAATAATCGATTCCGGAGATACCTTCCTCTAAGTAAACAAGCAGTTGTTTGAACTCTTCCTTTGCACAGTCATTGTCTACGGTGATAACTCTTTCAATAAAAGCCTTTTGATTCCATCCAATATAGTCGTCTCGGCATGTAATCTGTACGGCACAATTTTCAAGTGAAGCTATACCCATAACAGCATGCATCGGATGTGCTGCATCTCTGATTAAATACTGCATAGTTCTTCCCGGTGTTGTTTCAGCAGGAGTAGACCATGTCAAACGACAATAACGCCATATCTCCGATGTTTTAAGGCCCGTAAACTCATCTCTATCATTTTCCCTCACCAACTGCAAATATGGTTGAATGGCATCTTCAACCTCTATCTCTCCAGCATGCGCTCGTTCCATTCTCGCCGCCAATTCTTCACCATCAGCGATAAGTGTTGCAATACTCTGTTTATTTGCTCCCGGATTTTCCATACGGTTAATAAAATCAGTGTAGCCTACAAGTCTCTCATGGCGGCTTTCGCTCATCCAACTTCGGAGCAATGCTTTAACCTCTGGAGAGGTTGTGTCGTGAATATCGGCTCCGTTGAGAGTCGGTAGACTCATATATAAAACACCATCTCTATAGCACGCTTTCCAAGAAGCACGAATTAAATCTCGAAACAAAAACCACACAGCGCGGTACTTTTTGCGCTGTTCGATATTATACTGACAGTCATTCTCAACCCACTCAATCTCTCGCTCAGTTATCCTCGCAATAGCAAGCGTAGGAGTTTTTTCAGTAATCTCGGATGCAGCGTTATAAAATCGAACTCTAAATTCGCCTTCTAACCTCGGGCGAAAAGGAATCTCTCTATTTATCATTTATCGCCACCTCCTTATTGAAATCGTCAAGGAATCGATGAAATCAATTCCACATAAATTTATACTCTTCATTTTGCGTAACGCCTCTAATCATCTTCTCTGTCCTATAGAAATCAAACGCTTTCTTCAGATTCCTCATCTGGGATAAATTCCATAATATCGAAAACATTACATTTCAGCTCATTACATATTTTAGCCAAGACGTCTGTTGTGACATTTTCATCATTGGTATTTTTTTCAATGTCGAAGGTGTTTTTCCTCAAGTCTGATTTCTTCATTTTCTTGTCAATCAGTAATTTCCATAATTTATTGTAGCTCATCCTCATTTAATTCGTTCTCCTCTTTATTCCATGACCTGCTATATAGTTCACAGCCATCTGTCGACAGTCTAATACGAGCATTTCTTTCTAATCTTTCTCTCGTTTCAGGCCGACAATCACCCTGCTTATCGTAGGCGATAAAGGCCTGCTTATCAGTGCTATCATATATACGGATTATTCCATCCTCAACATCCTTCTCTAGGTTCTTAGCCAAAAGAGAATCATGTGCCAATACAGGAAGTGCAGTACATAACAATACGCCAAATCAAAAACAATCATGCCATTAAAATTTGAACCTGTGCCAGTGTCATCTGGCGTTTCAAATTTATAACTATAATGCTTATTAAAATGAATATGTGGCGGTTTCCTTGGTGTACTGAACAAGGAATCATTTATTGCTTTCATTTTTGTGTTAAGCTCATTCTCTATTTCACGAAGGATGTCCTCAATATTTCTTTTAAGAACTTCTTCAGTTTGGGCTTTCGCCGCCTGTAATTCCTTTAGAGTCAGGTATGCTTGGTTCTGGGTTTTCAACGCATCTATTTCACTTTTGGTGTCCACAAAAATCTTCAAGTGGAAATATTCTTTTGGTAAGTCTTTCAGAAAGATCTGCTCCGGCTCGCAATTGAGCTTGTTCATGTCATAAATCAAAATCTCGGTGAAATTGGAAATAACAATCCATTTTGCCTTTTGATCATATGGCAGATAATTGTTGTAGCGGAAATCCTGTCCATAAGGTGTCAGCTTTTCGCCGTCTGATTGCACAGCAGTACGTCCAAGCTTGACACGAGAGCCTTTTTGCTCAATTAAAATCTTTGTAGATGAAATATAACCGTTAATGTATTTCTGGTTTTTCTCAACGACAACAGGCTTTTCAAATTCAATGAACTTTGTCGGATCTTCCACACCAAGCTTAAAAGTTCTATCCAGAAACGTACTGTTTCCTGTTTATCATCACCCTTATCTTTCAAGTATTCCGCAAATTCTTTTACGTTTTTTTTCTGTAAGCGACATTTATATCCTCCTTTCGTTTTGATTTAATTCATTCTATTACAATCATTCAATGTAATTATAGCATATTTTGTCACAACTGACAATACTAAAACGGTTCATTTTCAACATAATTCTACTTGTCGAATCACCTCCGCCTCATCACCTCATTTTTATTTAAGAAAGAGTGTGTAGAATCTACATTAATAAAAACAACACAAAAAGCTATTTTCCGTATCGAACCCACAAAAAATTATACAACGAAAAAACCCGATACCACGCTGATAACGCAGTATCGGGAGTTTTGTAACCTTTGCGATTACGCATATTCAATTGCCAAAGAACGATTATTTTGATACAATGCACCCTTGAAAAAGCTATCGTTTTCCTGTGAGTAACTAACGTTTTCTTGTATGCACCCGAAAGGCTATCGTTTTCTTTTCACATTTTTGCATCAAATGGCGGAGGATACACTTACCGTAAAATTCGATAAAGCAGTTCTGAAATTGATATAATCGCTTCGATTATGTGTACTATATTCAGAAAATATTACTTGACATTTGCGAAGAAGCATGGTATAATTTAGACTGAAATTAGTCTAATAGGAGGGCAAAATGGAAAACGAATTGATATATCTGGATACATATGTACTCCAGCAAGATATGAGGATAAGATTACCTAAAAGCATATTATCAAATTTATCTGTAGAAAAAGGAAAAAGCAAGTTTTCTATATATATTGACAGGGCAAATAATCGGCTAATCTTACAGCCTGATGATACAATGGAGGATAATGGTGGCACAAACAAAAAGTAAACCTATCTGTATAGAACGTGCATGGGCGATGCCAAATAAAAATACATTTAAAATTAAACCAATAGAGCAATTGATTGCTGAAGCGGTAGACCTTTCGCTCCTCTGGATTGATCCGTTTGCAAATCAAAATAAAATAGCAAGCATAACCAATGACTTGAATACAGAGTACGACACAGATTATCATCTTGATGCTTTAGATTTTCTGAAAATGTTTGATGATGATTCTGTAGATGGTGTACTTTACGATCCTCCGTATTCGCCTCGTCAAGTTAGCGAATGCTATAATGATGTTGGCTATTCTGTAACATGGGATACAACGAAAGCGTCATTCTGGGGAAATCATAAGCGTGAAATATCTCGCATAGTTAAGATTGGCGGTAGAGTTATAACATTCGGATGGAATAGCGGTGGCATAGGAAATAAGTATGGCTTTGAAATCGAGAGAATTCTTCTTGTTCCACACGGCGGATGGCACAATGATACGATCTGTACTGTTGAAGTAAAAACACATGAGGGTTACTTTGATAAACCGAAAAAAACGCCATCAAAGTTAGGAGAAAAAACAATGCTTACTGAAAATGACAAGCAACTGATTGCGACTTTAAATAAACTCCCGATTGATTATTGGGATTTTCGAGAGGATGACACTAAAGAGTATACGCATGGGCTACACAATTATCCTGCAATGATGGTTTGCCCGATTAGCAGGAATATCATAAGACTCATGAAAGAAATACAGCCTGTTCATGCTTTATTAGATCCTTTTGCCGGCTCTGGAACAGTACTTGTAGAAGGTATGGTTAACGGGATTGAAATTGTATCTGGCAACGACATCAATCCACTGGCTTTACTGTTAAGCAAAGTCAAAACTACGCCTTTAGATAACAAGTTGTTGATGACCGAAGTAAATCAACTGCTCAAAAGAATATCGAATAAAAGAGAGTCTTATTTGTCAGTCCTTGATGGTGTTGATTCTTATTTCACTGATATTCTTCATCTGGATTTAACAGAAAAAAAAGGATGGGGCGATAAAGCACATACATATCTGAGGGACTACTGTGAAACCAATAAGATTGATATTGTTATACCTGAGTTCAAAAATATGGGCTACTGGTTTAGACCACACGTGATTTTAGAACTTGCCATCATAAAAGCTGAAATTGAACAAATCAAGGATAAAGATATCCGTGATTTTGTTTTTGTTGCAATGAGTGAGGCGATTCGCTTTGTATCCAACAGGCGTAATGGAGAGTTTAAGATGTTCCGGATGCCTGCTGCTAAAGTGCAAGCATTTAATCCGGAGGTTTATGTAGAGTTCAGAAAAATATTATTGCGAAATGTTTCTAAAATGAAAGATTTCTGCGAGGCACTTGATAATGCACATTCCGAATCGGACGTGTCAGTATTTAACAATAATGTATGTACGCTATCAGATGTTCCAGATGATACTTATGACCTTATCATTACTTCGCCACCTTATGGGGATAGTCGTACAACAGTCGCATATGGTGAGTATAGTCGGCTTTCTCTTCAGTGGATAAATCTGTTTTCTCTTTCTGAAAAGGAAATTATGAGCATTGACAAATCATTAATGGGTGGAAAAAAATATAGGAACGGTTTTGAATTCACCTTGTGCAGTGAAACTTTACGTGCATCCCTTGATGTTATTAAAGATGCAGATATTGAGCGTGCAGGAGATGTATATAGTTTCTACGTTGACCTTGATGCTGCACTTCAGAGCGTAGCACGAAAGACCAAGTCAGGTGGCTATCAATTCTGGGTTGTTGGCAACAGAACTGTGAAAAACGAACTACTTCAAACTGATGTTATCATAGCGGAACTGGCACCACAATATGGACTTGTTCCATTATATACTGTCGATCGCAACATCCCGAATAAAGTGATGCCGTCTCTCAATTCACCAACCAATATTACTGGTGTTAAAGGTTCGACCATGACTATGGAACATATTGTAATATTAAGAAAACAGTAATCAAAACCACCCCATTGAACGGGTGGTTTGCGACAGCTCTAAAAGGGCTTGATACTGACACTGCCCCTTAAGTAGGCTTGAAAAGATTTTCAACTGTATTTCACACACTATAGCTCACAAGTGAGCAAATTATTTGCCACTATACTTCGTACTGTGGCTGGATAATTATGTCAGTAATGATATAATAACAATATCGCCTCTTGTCATGGCAATACCTCCTTTGTTTTTTAGTTTGCTTGCCAAACCTTACTTAATTTATCAAGTAAAGTTTTTTCTACCCATAGCTAAAGATTTTTTGAACTCCCAGTAAAACTGGGGGTTTTCGTTACACAATAATTAAGGCTCCGTCAATTACGGAGCCTTGTTCGTTATAGCAACTCTTTTTTCTCATCAAAACAATCGTCTAACTTGCGTGGAGATACTCTGATTGCAGTGCCATTATCGTGTAACTTCCCTTTCTTTTTTCCGGAAGCATATACACCAAGTCTTATATCCATTTCAAGTTCTCCGGATTGTAAGCCCTCAATCATCCTGTCGGCACTGAATCCAGATAGGCTAATCGCTTCATCGTAATGAAAAGATTCTGAACCATCATCTTCGACTCTTACATCAGCCTGAACATGATATAGTTTTCCTGCAGGATACTTTTTGGCGAACGCTTTCCTTAAATCCTCCTCTTCCCAATAAACATCTTCAAGAATACCATCTTGTTTATGCTCTAAATATAGTCTGTCATCTTGAACAGTGAGTTTCATAAACTCCTCGCCGTTAAGGGTGTTGAAGCCAGCTCCATTAACAGTAGTATGTAGAACCTTAGCATTAGGATTTAACTCCATAGATTCTTCCGTTTGATAGCCATATTGGTTTCGTAGCACACTATTATTAACACCACGTTTAGCGGGAGATTTTGTAAATAAGGTCAATGAACTGCCAGAATCTTTTCGTGTTGCTTTCAGTTCTACTGAACCGAGATCCGCAGCTTGAATTGGATTCTCCTCAATTCCCAGTTCGTCTTCAAGGGTTTTGCCAATCCCCGTATCTCCGGCACGATGCGAAGGTATGAATCCTTTTTGTTCAACGCCTTGCATTGCTGACTGAAATGTATCATCGGATGTCAGGTCACCTGTAACTTTAATTCTTCTTTCAGCCATTTTTCACATCTCCATTCATTTTAGTTTTTTGACGACCTTAAACAAAAGATGTTGATCGTTTTCTTTGATTCTGAATCCAGTTCCGTGATCATGAGTTTGCCCGTCTTTTGCGCCGCCATGATACTGACCGATTCTGAGGTCTATGTAAATCTTTCCATGCTCTAAGAGAGAGACAAAAGCATCGTAGTTAAAACCAGATACTTCGTAAGCTTCGACAAATTTGAATTCTTCGTTAGCACCAGAACCTCTTGATTGAGCTTTCGCATAAACGAATTTTCCCTTATACTTCTTTTCAAAAGCCATTCTAAGTTGTTCACGTGTCCAATATGCATATTCTTTGCCATCTTCATCAATTATAGAAATCTTAGTATCATAACACGAAACTTTAAGGCTGTGTCCTGTATCGGCAATTGCTACATACCGATTGGCAGAAAGAGTTGAATGGAGAACTTTCTCATCATTATCATAGGCATCGCTGGAATACCCAAAGGTCATACGCAGTGTATTGGCTGCTCCCTTCGGTTGCGGAGTTTTAGTGAAAATGGTAAGCATACTATTTGAATCAAGCCTGCAGGATTTAAGCTCATAATCGCCAAAATCCGGTCCGTCAATATTGTTTTCAATAATGCCAAGTAAATCCTCAAGAGTCTTACCAATGCCAGTTGGACCTTGACGATGAGTTTTAATCCAACCCATATTGCAAATCTGGATGTACTTTTCGATGAATTCAGCCAATGTAGTAATCATAGATCATCCTCCTTGTCACACTGAACGATAGATAGTGAGAAACTGTATATTTTCATTATATCACATCTTCAAGAAAAAGTACAGCTTTTTTGCAAGATTTTCACATTAAAAAGTGAAACATGACCTTTTTGTAGGAGCTGGAACTATATAATATTCCTTTTTGCAGGGCGTAAAATTGCAAATTTGAGCAATTAAAAATAATTTTTGCATCTATTGACAAATGGTGCGAAATATGATATACTATATGCAAAGAAATGCAAAAGGAGGCTTCTGTATGTCAAATCATGAAAATGTATCTGATGACAAAATTGATGATAAAGATACCATTAGGGGTTTTATTGCTACTGCCTCTATGGGACTCACCGCAAAAGAGGAAATATCAGAAAAGTATCAATTTGTAGAATCTAAGATCAAGGACTTAAATTCTCGTATAGCTGGTCTTGAGGAAGCTACTGAAAGATGGGAAATGATGGCTGACTTGCAAGATTCAAGCGAAGCGTATAGAATTGCCGAAGAATATGGTACTGAAGAAGAAATTAAAGCTAAGTATAAAAAACTTGAAAAAGAACGTACTCAATGGGCAGGCTTTCTCAGCCAACTTGAATCCCTTTTAGAAAACTGTAAAAACTTCAACAAGACTCTTTGCTTTTCAAACATTCGTGAGTTGTTACGGCAAAAGCCTGATGTGAAGATCGGTCAGATTGAAAAAGAAGCTGGAATTCGTTTAGGGTATATGTCTCGACTTGAAAAGGAAGGAAATACTGCTGAACCAAGCATGGAGTTTATTGTTACTGCAGCAAAATTACTGAAAGTCTGCATTGATACGCTTATATCAGTTGATCTTACAGGATTAACCCCTACGGAACAATACATTGTCAGTTTCTTTGATAAATTGAAAACTGATACATTGCAGGACAGACTTAATTGGAACAGAGAAAGTGCTTTTAATCTTAACAGAATAGAGCCCGATTATTATGGAGTGATATACCATCCTCTATTTGCTGAAGAAACATTCTATGAAGAAACAGAATGTGAATATCCAGAAGAAGTGACTCGGATTGTTTTCAATTCAAAGACGTTCGGACCGCATACTTGCATAAACGGAGATTGTTTCAATTTGCGTTTGAAGAATGGTACAACACTTTATCTTATGGATATTGCAAAAAGCGTCCGTAGAATCAATGATCCTTCTGCATATGCTGTGGAAGCATGGATGTATGTTCCGCATAATGGTAGCCAGCTATTGGTCGCATCTCAAGACGATACTCCGATTGCTCCTCTCCTTGAAGCATTATTTTCTGTGGTCAAGGAGCGTATGGAACACCCGAAAGTTAACAATGATGTCATGTACGCTATTGACTCTTATATGAAAGATGATATAGAGGATGATACAGAGGATGATACAGAAGACACGCCATTTTGAGAAAGGAGAATTATGAATGACAAAAACAGCCATAAGAAATCTTCATAGTGACAAACCGATTCCACCTCGGTTCTGCGATGTTGTCATTGAAGACGGAAAGATTTTTCTTGAGAAGAAAACGGATAAGAAGCAGTTCGAAAAAATTCCTTGGGAAGATGTGGTTTACCAAGTAGAAACTGCAAAATCCGCACAAAAGTAAGTTATAGAAACTACCGCAAACTGCCCCGAATCTTTGTATCGTGGAGCTAAAGCCGGAGTTATCTACCAAGCCTTTTATGGGCAAAGTAGGTAACTCCGGCTTTTTGTTTTGTAAGACTATTTCAACTTCACATCAACTGCTTTAAGTATCCATCAACAATCATTTGAAAAGCCTCCTCCGGAATATCACCGTCCCTGTACTGTGCAATCAGTGGTATCATCTTCTTCAATATTTCGTTCAGATATAGAAATCTTGTATCGTTTCCACAAGCACAAAATTCCATATGTAAGTCGACTTCGTCTTGATCTGATAACTTATAATCGGAGAACCTTTCATAGTCCGGAAAGAAGAAAACGGGATATGTGTCATCAATTTCTCGTGGTTTGTGTTCCATTAAGCCATTACCATATTCCTGCTCATATTTTGTCTCTTTTACTGTCAATTCAGCAGTCCTCAATTTTCCAGCAGAGAGAAACTTTGTAATGAAACGGAAGGCATCACGTGGACTTGTACCTGCTGAATTTTCAGCTGGATTCCCTACAAGGCTATCAATAGATACTTCAAAGTACTGTGCAATTCTATATACCTGATCAAGAGTAAAACGTTTCTTTTCGTTACGATTCAATGCTTTGCTTACGTTAGCCTGCGTCATACCTGCAATTTCTGCGAGTTTCTGCTGCGTTATATTGTTTTTCACAAGGAGCATACGGATATTTTCTTCAAGTAACTGGAAATTCAATTCTGACATATTCATATTCCTTTTCGATATATTATTCCTAATTTGACATGAAAACTAAAGATTTGATTATATTATATCACATTTGATATAATTTTTTAAGAGGGCGGAAGTGATTTTACGCAAAATTTACAAAGTTACAAAAACCGTTCGTTTTAACCTCTACTTTTTCCATGAATAACGGGAGAGGTTGACTTTTCCGTCTATTTATGTCCCCAGTATGACGTTAAACTGCTGACTCATACATACTGACACCGGTTGCTCAACAGGCTGTGTGGGACAATAGAATAACAAGGCTGTCAATTTGAGCTTGACGGCTGCAAACCGAATGGAGTGAAATCCCTTCTGGAGTGCAGTCTGATTTGTTATGCCATTTTGCAGCCGGGCGATTCCTCCATTCAAGACAATGGAGGAATTTTTTTATGCCAATTTATGAGAAAAAAGCTAAAAAACTGAGAGTACGCAAAACGCCAGCCGCCAAAAGGACTACATACACCTATCCGATTTATGACGGCAGCACAATTACCCTGATACCGGGAAAAGACGGTATTACTGAAGAGTTTATTGTACTTCTGCATCATTTGGATGATGCAGAAGTACGCAACAACCTGAAAAACGGTCGTCCTGAACTGACCGCTGAAGAAAAGCAGGCTGTAAAGGAATGGGAAAACGCTCATCCCGGTGAGAAAGCACCAAGAAATTGGAATCTTTCCATTGACTATGTGATGTCTGATGATGAACATGATTCTGAGAAAGCCGCTATTGAAAATATTCCTGACGGCAGTGAAGTATCTCCGGAAGTAGAAATGCTCCGTGCGGCTGTTGAAACTATGTCAGAACGTCAGAAACAGGTTTATGAACTTCATTATCTGCGAGGTTTCAATGTGAAGGAAACCGCCGCAATCCTCGGTATGTCATCACCGACAGTTACTGCTCACAAAAAAAGAATTGTGGAAATTATAAAAAAGTTTTTTGAGGGGGCTAATTTTTCAGGCTGATCCGAGGACTGTATGGTGAGAAGGAATGATTCCCAATCAAAAAAAGATGAAGAGGTGAAAACCATGGACAAAATGTTCGAACTGATTAATTCTCTGAACGCACTGACGAAAGCAGTAACTGCACTGACGGAGAAAATCACAAGTGAGTATCTCAACACATTCGAGACCATCTACGATTCCGAAAAGGACGAGCCACAGGAAATCACTGCAAAGGAACAGCCAACACCTGAACAGCAGACTGTTACTTTTGTAGAACTCCGCAGCCGTCTGTCGGAGATTTCCCGCAATGGTCATACTGCTGAAGTCAAGGAGCTGCTCCGGAAATTCGGGGCAGACAAGCTCTCCGATGTGGCAGAGTCGGACTACACAGCACTGCTTGCAGAAGCGGAGGTGATTGCAAATGCTGGGTAATCACGCACTTCTCGCGCCCTCATCCAGTGCAATGTGGTTAGAATGTACACCTTCGGCTATGAAAAATGCCGCCGTAGCGGATACATCCAGCAGTTATGCTCAACAAGGTACAGATGCCCACACACTCTGCGAGTACAAGGTAAAAAAGGCTCTCGGACACAGGGTTCGAGACCCCACTGAAGATTTGACATACTTCGATGAGGAAATGGCGGAATGCAGCGATACTTACTGCGAATTTGTCATGGAGCAGGTCGAAACGGCAAAGCAGAACTGCTCCGACCCGCTTGTCCTTGTAGAACAGCGTCTTGATTTTACCCGTTGGGTGGCAGAGAGCTTCGGCACAGCCGACTGTATTATCGTAGCTGACGGTACGCTTACGGTAATAGATTTCAAGTATGGGCTGGGAATTTTGGTAGAAGCCGAAAACAACAGCCAAATGCGGATGTATGCCCTCGGCGCTCTCAATCTCTTTGAAAGCCTGTACGACATTCAGACCGTCCGCATGATTATTTTTCAGCCCAGACGTGACAACATCAGCATTGCCGAAATTACCAAAGAAGAGCTGCTCGAATGGGCAGAAAAAATCCTCGTTCCGGCAGCGGTCCTTGCCGCCAATGGTGAGGGCGAATACAAGGCAGGCAAACACTGTCAGTTCTGCAAGGTAAAGGCAACCTGCCGCAAGCGTGCGGAGTACAATCTCCAAATGGCACAGTACGACTTTGCCGTTCCTGATACACTTTCCGATGATGAAATCAGCATGATTCTCAATCGTGCGGACACCTTTATCGGTTGGGTAAACGATGTAAAAACATATGCACTTGAACAGGCAATCAGCGGTAAGGAGTTCCCCGGATATAAGATCGTGGAAGGTCGCTCCAACCGAAGATACACAAATGATGATGTCGTTGCGGCAGTTGTCACGGATGCAGGATATGACCCATTTGAAAAGAAGCTCATGGGCGTGACCGCAATGACAAAATTGCTCGGCAAGAAAAAATTTGATACCCTGCTCAGCTCTCTTATTGAGAAACCACAGGGCAAACCGACACTGGTTCCCGATTCCGACAAACGGAAAGCGTGGAATCCCACAGCAGAAGATTTTAAAGAGTAAAGGAGTTTTTATTATGGCAAAGATTATGAATCCGACAAAGGTGGTCACGGGCAAAAATACTCGCTTCAGCTATCTCATCGTAAACGAGCCGAAGAGCATCAACGGCGGCACTCCGAAGTACAGCGTATCTCTTATCATTCCGAAAAGCGATACCGTAACGGTGGAGAAATGCAAAGCGGCAATCAAGGCTGCTTATGACGAGGGACAGTCCAAACTCAAGGGAAACGGCAAGTCTGTTCCCGCACTGAAGATGCTCAAAACGCCTCTTCGTGACGGCGATGAAGAAAGACCGGACGACCCGGCTTACGCAGACAGCTACTTCATCAACGCAAACAGTGCAACAAAGCCCGGTGTCGTAGATGCCGACTGCCAGCCGATTCTCGATACCAGCGAACTTTACAGCGGTATCTACGGTCGTGCAAGCATTAATTTCTACGCATTCAATACCAATGGCAACCGTGGAATTGCCTGCGGTTTGAACAATCTCCAGAAGCTCCGTGACGGAGAGCCGTTGGGCGGTAAATCCCGTGCAGAGGACGATTTTGCAGACGATGACGACGATGATTTTCTTTCATAATTAACTGATACAGACGGGTGGGCGTTTGCGGTGTGAACCGTGGGTGGGTTCTAAGGAAGTGATGATATGGAAGTTTGGAAAGATATTCCCGGATATGAAGGGAAATACCAAGCAAGCACAGAAGGCAGAATACGGAGTTTGGATAGAATGATTCGTGGCAGAAGCCCCTATTCAAAGTCTTATTACTACCGTCCGATGAAGGGGCGCATTCTGCGTCCGGGGAGATTTTGCAAGAATGGTCATGTTTCTGTTGTTCTCGAACATGGTGGTATCGGACAGCCCGTCCACCAACTTATCATGAAAACATTTGTGGGTGATCCACCGGAAGGAATGGAAGTCCTCCATAACAACGGTGATCCTACTGACAATCGCTTAGAAAATCTCAGATATGGTACGAGAACTGCAAATATACTTGATGTGTATTGGCAGGGCGGACGCTGGCGGAAACTTTCAATCGATGATGTAGATGCAATAAGGTTTGGTCTGACTTGCGGTATAAAAGGCACTGAGCTGGCTGTTATGTTCAATGTATCACCGTCTACAATATCTTGCATAAAAAGGAGGAAGTCATTCTCATGGCTATAAGTACCTTGCTTTTGGATTTAGAAACAAAGAGCGATGTTGATTTAACGAAATCAGGTGTGTACCGCTACGCCGATTCTCCTTATTTCGATATTTTGTTATTCGCATATTCTGTGGACGATTCTCCGGTGAAGGTCATTGACCTTGCCAGCGGTGAGTCGCTCCCCGATGATATTCTTCATGCCTTGACGGACGATTCTGTCACAAAGCACAGCTTCAACGCTTCTTTTGAGCGCGTTTGCCTGTCGGTCTGGCTGAAACGCAATTATCCCGATATTTTCCACAGTTACAGCATTCCACAGGATTCTGTCGGCAATTATCTTAGTCCTGATTCTTGGCACTGCTCTATGGCAGCGTCCGCTTACCTTGGATTGCCGCTGACGTTGGCTGGTGTCGGCTCTGTATTGAAACTCGAACAGCAGAAAATGACAGAGGGCAAAGCTCTCATCAAGTATTTTTGTGTCCCCTATGCCTATGACGGCGATAAACCGCTGTTTCATGTTCCGTCCGATGCTACTGATAAGTGGGCGGTTTTCAAGGCATACAACAAGCGTGACGTGGAGACGGAAATGGGTATTGAGAGGAAAATAAGCCGTTTCCCTGTTCCTTATTTCGTGTGGAAGGAATACCACCTTGACCAAGAAATCAACGACCGCGGCATTCAGCTTGATTTGCCGCTTGTCCATAATGCAATTCGTATCGGCGATTGTGCAAAACAGCATCTTACTGAAAAGCTGTGCGAATTGACAGGACTTGAAAATCCAAACTCCGTGCAGCAAATGAAAGGCTGGCTGAAATCGCACGGCGTAGAAATAGAATCACTCGGCAAAAAGGAAGTGCAGGAACTGATAGATAAAGTTCCGCCGGAAATTCGTGAGGTTCTTTTGCTCCGACAGCAAACCTCCAAATCCTCGGTCAAAAAGTACTCGGCAATGCGAAATGCGGTCTGCTCGGATGGCCGTGCAAGAGGAATGTTCCAGTTCTACGGTGCAAATCGTACAGGTCGGGAAGCAGGAAGGATTATACAATTGCAAAATTTACCGCAGAATCATATTCCCGATTTGGAATCGGCACGAAATCTCGTTCTTTCCGGCAATATGGATGCTCTGGAACTTCTCTATGAGGATATTCCCGACACGCTTTCACAGCTTATCCGCACGGCATTTGTACCGAAAGCAGGCTATAAATTCATCGTAGCGGACTTCTCTGCTATTGAAGCCCGTGTCATTGCATGGCTTGCAGGTGAACAGTGGAGAATGGACGCTTTTGCTAATGGCGAGGATATTTATTGTGCATCGGCATCAAAGATGTTCGGTGTTCCTGTTGTAAAGCACGGCGTGAATGGACACTTGCGGCAGAAAGGTAAATGTGCCGAATTATCGTGTGGTTATGGCGGCAGCGTAGGTGCTATGAAGGCGTTCGGTGCAGACGCTATGGGACTTTCAGATAATGAGCTGAAGCAAATTGTCACAGATTGGCGGAAGGCATCGCCCAACATCGTACAGCTCTGGTGGGACGTGGAGAGGGCAGCTATCAAGGCAGTCGGCGGCAAAACGCAGACAGAAACACACGGTATCAAATTCAGCTATGAATCGGGATTTCTATTTATTGAACTCCCGTCCGGCAGACGGCTTGCCTATGTAAAGCCACGTATTGAAGAGAACCGTTTTGGCGGTGAATCTATTACCTATGACGGTGTCGGCACATCAAAGAAGTGGCAGCGGCTGGAGACATACTCCGGCAAGCTCGTGGAAAATATTGTTCAGGGTATAGCTCGTGATTTGCTGTTTTATTCCCTACAGACATTGTCTCACTGCTTTATCGTCGGGCATATCCACGATGAAATGATTATTGAAGCTGATAGACGAATGTCACTGCAAGTTGTCTGCGAACAGATGGCTCGTACACCGAAATGGGCAAAAGGATTAACTTTGCGGGCGGATGGGTACGAGTGTGAATTTTATAAAAAAGATTAGGAGCAGGCTAATTTTCAGCATATTTTTAAGGACTGTATAATGAGAAGAATCTTAGGAGGGTTTTGCTATGTTTTATGTAAAGGAAAATATCAATGACACTGTTGAAGTCAAGGTAGAGCTGAACGATGAAAATGTGTTCTGCACCTGCCCTGACTGCGGTAAGGAAGTATCCGTTGACCTGTCTGTTGTATTTGCAGACGGCATGGGCGATATGTATGGCACGGCAGTTTGCTGTTCTGCCTGCTCGAAGAAAAGAATGGAGGCACTGAAATGAAAAGTTTGATTCCTATGGACGATTACGGCGTGTTTGTCGATAAACATGACACCGCCAGAGTAGACAGCCGCTATGTGGCACAGTTCTTTGAAAAGGAACACAGAGCTGTCCTCCGTGATATTCGTGAACTTGATTGCTCGGAGGAATTTCGACTGCACAATTTTGTGCAGTCGGCATACATCAACGAACAGGGACATAAGCAGCCGTGTTACATTATGACCCGTGACGGTTTCGTCTTTCTGGCAATGGGCTATCGTGGTAAAAAGGCGGCACAGTTCAAGGAACTGTACATACGCCGTTTCAACGAGATGGAGTCTTTCATCAGAACGCTTGTATCGGCAAGGCAGGAATTTCCTCTGCTTACCGAGAATATCCGTCTTATCAACGACAACCCGAAGCCTTATCACTTCAGCAATGAATGCGATATGCTCAACCGTATTGTACTTGGCATGACGGCAAAGCAGTTCAGAGTGCTTCATGGTATTGAGAAAAAGACCAGCATCCGCCCATATCTGACGCAGGAGCAAATCAATATGCTTGAAGTTCTGCAAAAGGCTGATATTGGTCTGCTGCTGTCAGTTCCAGATTTTCAGACGAGAAAGCGTCATCTGGAATGGTATGCGGCACGCATAAAAAAGGAGCACGGCAATGGCAGATAAGTACAACGCAGAGGGCTATTTCAGCCCTACAGAACACGAAGCGTTCACCCGTCTGGAAAAGGAAGAAAAGGCAGTCCGCAAGGCTGCCGCCTTCCGACCCATTATGTATATATGCTCTCCTTACTCCGGAGATACGGAGAGAAATATCAAGAACGCCAAGAGATACAGCCGCTTTGCCGTAGACAAGCACTATCTGCCGATTGCACCGCACATCTATTTTACGCAGTTCATGGACGACGATATTCCAGAGGAACGGGATACAGCCATTTTTATGAATTGGGTGCTGATGAGCAAGTGCGTGGAGCTTTGGGTGTTCGGTGAGAATATCTCCGCAGGCATGAAGGCGGAGATTGACCGTGCGAAGCGTAAACACATGAGAATTCGTTATTTCACGGAAGAATTGGAGGAAAAGCTATGAAATTTACCCTGTATACTGCCGACTGTACCGGCAATGCGAAGAACACCAACTACCCACACCAGAAAGTCATTACCTCTGAAGCTGACCTAAAGAAGGCGGTCGCCTTCGATCATGTGTGCGCACTGTATGATAATTTTTCCCGCAGTGACACTAACTTCCAGCTCTCGGATGTTGTGCCGATGGACTGTGACAACGACCATTCCGACGATACGGACGAGTGGATCACGCCCGAAAAGCTGTCGGAGATGCTAACAGATGTGGCATTTGCGGTCACATACAGTCGTCATCATATGCTGGCGAAAGGCTCGGTATCCGCCCGCCCTCGTTTCCATGTATTTTTCCCGACAACGCCCTGCAAGGATGCAACATTTCACAAAGCAATCAAAACCCGTATCTACAAGGAACTTCCCTTCTTTGACGGCAATGCGCTGGATGCCTCCCGTTTTCTGTTTGGCTCGAAAGGTGAGGTGGTTTGGCACGAAGGGAGTCTGACTATCGAGGACTGGCTGACACTGATGAAATCGAACCGCAGCATTCCAGAAGGGCAGCGCAACAGCACCCTGTCCCGTATTGCGGGCAGACTGGTCAAACGTTTCGGTGTGACGGATGAAGCCCGTCAGAAATTTCTGGACAAAGCAGCCGAGTGCAATCCTCCTCTTGATGATACGGAATTGGAAAGCATCTGGAACAGTGCCTGCAAGTTCGGCAGCAAGGTTACCTCGCAGGACGGATATGTTCCGCCCGACCAGTTCGGACAAAATCCTCTCCTGCCGGATGATTTTTCCGATGTCGGTGAAGCCCGTACTTTCGTGGACTGCTTTGGCGAGGAAATCACCTTCACGGTTGCTACCAATTACCTGCGTTACAATGGTGTATATTGGGAGGAATCGGAACAGGCGGCGGTCATGGCGATGATTGAACATACCGATGCCCAGCTTTCGGATGCGGAAAGCAAGATGGAAGAACATTTATGTGCACTGGAAAAGCTCGGCGTTCCCAGAATGCTGGCAAAAGCGGGTGGTAAAAAGTTCCGTGATAGTTTGAATCCGGAGCAGGGTGCTGCATATGGGCTATTCAGATTTTCGGAGATATACCACGATTTCGTGATGAAGTATCGCAACATCCGAAGTCTGAATAACGCCCTTGATGCCGCCAAACCACTGGTACTGAAGCACCCGGAGCAGCTTGACGGGAATCCTATGCTGCTGAATACGCCCGGCGGCACTTATGATCTGACGAAAGGTATTAACGGTTGGAGAGCGACTGATCCTGCTGACCTGATTACCAAAGTGACAGCGGTCGTGCCGAATGAGGAAGGCAGGCAGTTATGGGAGGAAGCCCTGCAGGTGTTCTTCTGCAGCGACCAGAGTCTCATTGACTATGTCCAGATGATCTGCGGACTTTGCCTGATTGGAAAGGTATACACCGAGGCGATGATTATTGCTTATGGTGATGGACGCAACGGCAAATCGACATTCTGGAATGTAATTTACAAGGTGCTGGGCAGCTATTCCGGCAATATCTCTGCTGACGCCCTGACCGTCAACTGCAAGCGGAACGTGAAGCCCGAAATGGCAGAGCTGAAGGGCAAGCGGCTGATTATTGCTGCCGAGCTGCAGGAAGGTATGCGTTTGAATACCTCTGTGGTAAAACAGCTCTGTTCGACCGATCCCATTTTCGCAGAAAAGAAGTTCAAGGCTCCGTTCTCTTTTGAGCCAAGCCACACGCTGGTGCTGTATACCAACCACCTGCCGAAGGTGTCTGCCTCCGATGACGGCACATGGCGTAGACTGATCGTGATCCCGTTCCATGCAAAGATTCAGGGACAGGCTGACAAAAAGAATTATACCCAGTATCTCATTGACAATGCAGGCGGTGTGGTTCTTTCGTGGCTGATCGAGGGTGCGATGAAGGTGGTCGCTGCCGATTTCAAGGTAGACCGCCCACAATGTGTGTTGGATGCGATCGGAGCGTATCGTGACGGCAATGACTGGCTTGGAGCATTCATCAATGATTGCTGCGATGTAGATGCGTCCTATCAGGAGAAGTCCGGAGAGCTGTATAAGCGTTATCGTGAGTATTGCATAGAGAATGGTGAGTATGTCCGCAGCACGACCGATTTCTACGGTGCGTTGGAGCAGGCAGGATATAAGCGCAAGAAGCTGAACAGCGGAATTACCATCTATGGGCTTCAAATTCGTCTGGAATTTCTTGATTGACCTGCACTTTCATCATTCAAAAACGACGTAAAATCGGGAAAGTGCAGGTCGGTGAAACTCATATACAGACCTTACGCAGGCGAGAAAAAACATAGAATTTTCTTCCTATAGAAAGGTTTGGAAATGACATTCACCGACCTGCACTATTTCCCAGAAAGGTCGATTTTATGCGAGAAAAATCAATTGAAGAAAAACTGGTCGCTGCCGTAAAAGTACAAGGCGGTGTCTGTTGGAAGTTTACCTCTCCCGGAACAGCAGGTGTGCCAGACCGCATCGTATTGATGCCATTCGGCAGAATCGGTTTCGTGGAGGTCAAAACACCCGGCGAAAAGCCCCGGTCGCTGCAGCGACTTCGTATCAAAGCACTTCGGCGGCTGGGCTTCAAGGCGTTTGTGTTGGACAGCCCCGATCAGATTGGAGGGATCATTGATGAAATACAAACCCCATGACTATCAGAAGTTCGCTGTGGACTTCATCGAAACACACCCAGAGGCGGCAGTCCTGCTGGAATGCGGACTCGGCAAGACCAGCATCACCTTGACGGCGCTGAACGACCTCATGTTTGACAAGTTTGAGGTACGCAAGGTACTGATCATCGCCCCGATTCGTGTATGCAAGAATAGCTGGGCTGCCGAGATCGCCAAGTGGGATCACCTTGAGGGGCTGAATTACAGTCTGGTGCTGGGCAGCCGTGAGCAGCGGCTTGCGGCACTCCGGCAAAAGGCAGACCTCTACATCATCAACCGTGAGAATGTGCAGTGGCTCATTGAAAGCAGCGGAATGCCGTTTGATTTTGACATGGTCGTTATTGACGAGCTGAGTTCCTTCAAGAATCATCAGTCCAAGCGATTTAAAGCACTACGGAAGGTACGACCTTTCGTAAAGCGCATCGTAGGGCTGACCGGAACACCATGCAGCAACGGACTCATGGATTTGTGGGCACAGTTCCGTCTGCTGGACAAGGGTGAACGTCTCGGCAAGCGTATCGGACAGTATCGTGATGCTTATTTTACACCGGACTGGAACGGCTTCACTTACACACCGAGAAAGGGCGCGGAAAAGGAAATATACGGCAAAATCGCTGATATCAGCATCTCCATGAAAACCACCGACCACCTGACCATGCCGGAGCTGGTAACGACAGCGGATAGAGTGGAACTTGATGAGAAGGCTGCAGCAATTTACAAAGATATGGAACAGGATATGTGTCTGGACTTCGTGCGGGATTCCATTACAGCAGCAAATGCAGGTGTCCTGTGTGGAAAGTTGACACAGCTTGCCAGCGGTGCGGTTTATACCGATGGCGGCAACGTGATGCGGATACATTCCCACAAGCTGGACGCACTGGAAGATCTGATCGAAGCGCAAAACGGCAAACCTGTTCTGATCGCATACTGGTACAAGCATGAACGGGACAGCATCATGGAGCGTTTCGAGTGCAGAGAGATCAAGACCGATACAGACATTGCCGACTGGAATGCAAGCAAAATACCAATCGCACTGATACAGCCTTCTTCCGCAGGTCACGGGCTGAATTTGCAGTCCGGCGGTAGCACCATCATCTGGTACACGATGCCGTGGTCGCTGGAACTGTATCAGCAGACCAACGCCCGCCTCTGGCGTCAGGGGCAGCAGTCCGAAACGGTCGTAATCCACCACATCGTATCGGTGGGAACGATTGATGAAGATATCATGAAGGTTCTGGAAAACAAGGATAAAACACAAGCAGCAATGATGAGTGCAGTGAAAGCGAGAGTAAAATGAGCGAAGGATATGTGCCGCTGTCTGCGGCAATTATTGAGAGAGCTTTGCTGGACTACAAACAGGCATTGAGCGAAAAAGACGAAGGCACGATCCGCGAATGCGAGCGTTTCCTGCGGTCGCAGTGGTTTGCCTTTCTGTCCGACTTAGATGGTGAGAAGCTGATTGTTATGATGAAGGAGGAAGCAGCATGAAGGAATACTGGAACAAAGCGGAACGACTCCGCAAACGCATCAACCGGAAAATACATGAAATCCGTCTGCTGCGTCAGAGAGCTGAGGGTATGAATGGCAACGGCATCAGCGATATGCCAAAGACGGTATCTCCCGACCACAGCAAGATGGAAGGAACTGTATTCAAAATCATGGCACTGGAACAGGAGATACAGGAAACGCAGGCGGAGTATGATGCCCTGATATCTGACATGGAAAACCGCATCCGTCAGGTGGAGGACAGTGATGCACGTGACCTGCTTACCAAGCGTTACCTTGAATTCAAGCCGTGGGCAGTAATCGCTTCGGAGTTCGGCTACAGCGTACAGAATATCTACCGTCTCCATACCAAAGCCCTCGAAAAGTTGAGAGTTGATGAGAGTTCATAAAACTTGACTTACACGAGGATATGTGGTAAACTGTATAATAGAAGAATTATGTAAAGCCGTTGTGATCTGACCGCAGCGGCTTTTGTTATACCCGAAGGAGGTGTCGGCTATGCCGAGGAAGAGTAAACGCCCATGCAGTCACCCCGGCTGTCCGAATCTGACCGAGGACAAGTACTGCGAGGAGCACAAGTCTCTTCACCCCGACCGACCGTCTGCTGCCAAGCGTGGCTACGGCAGCAAGTGGCAGCGTGTCAGCAAGGCATACCTCCGCCGGCATCCTTTGTGTGTGCGGTGCAAAGCACAGGGACGGTTCACGGCAGCGACCGTGGTCGACCATATTGTTCCTCACCGTGGTGATCCGCATCTGATGTGGAATGAAAGCAACTGGCAGGCTCTTTGCAAGTCCTGCCATGACCGCAAGACGTGGACAGAAGACCGAAATCCCGTCTATCGGTATTGATTGTGTCTGAAATGCTGCCGGTGGGGGGATAAAAATCGCTAATTGTGAATTTTTTACAGACCGGCGTCCCCTCTTACGCACAAAAATGGGTATTCAAACACCCTATTGACCCCTCAGAGATAAAAATACTGAAAAACACTGATAACAGCTAAACTTTGCCGACTTTTGTAGTCGGCATTTTTTATGCCCGATTTTAAGTTTTGTTTGATTTTCTTTGATTTTTCGGAGGTGATGACATCATGGCGAAAGACGGTACAAACCGAGGCGGTGCAAGAGCGGGTGCAGGAAGACCAAGAAAGGCTCTCACCGAGAAGATTGCAGAGGGCAAAACAGCACAGGTCATGATGCAGCCTGCTGATATTGAGTCGGCTGATACACCGCCTGTGCGAGAATTCATGCAGGAATTACAGCGTGACGGCACAAAACTCCTTGCAGATGATGTGTATACAGAAACATATCAATGGCTGAAAGAACGCTCCTGTGAGAAGATTGTCAGCCGACAACTCGTGGAACAGTATGCCATGAGCATTTCCCGCTGGATACATTGTGAGCAGATTGTCACAAAGTACGGATACATTTCCAAACATCCTACAACTGGTGCGGCAATTGCCTCTCCCTATGTAGCGATGTCACAAAATTACATGAAACAGGCAAACCAAATCTGGAATCAGATTTTTCAGATAGTCCGTGAAAACTGCTCTGTGGAATTTCAGGGCAATCCGCAGGAAGATATGATGGAAAAATTACTGAGAAGCAGAAAGTGAGAAATACATGAAAGCAGATGTTCAATTCTGGAGAGAACTGAAACAGCAGAGAAACAACATGACCAAACAGCAATACCGCACGATAAAAGGACAGGCTGTCAAAGGCAATATGGATGCCGCCCGAAGAGGTATGCTCAGAATTCAGCAGAGGAGGAATTACAGATGACAATGACCACAGAATTTCAGCTTGTTGACATCAACAAGTTAGTGCCTTATGCAAATAACGCTCGTACACACAATAAAGAACAGATTCTGAAACTCCGTTCTTCCCTCCGTGAGTTCGGTTTTATCAACCCGATAATCATAGACAAAAATTACAACGTCATAGCAGGTCACGGCAGACTTGAGGCTTCAAAGGCTGAGGGCATGGCGGAAGTACCTTGTGTATTTGTGGAACACTTCACGGAGGCACAGAAAAAAGCCTACATTCTTGCCGACAATCGTATGGCATTGGATGCAGGCTGGGACGATGATTTGCTTGCTGTTGAGATGGAAGAGTTACAGAATCTCGGATTTGACCTTGGTTTGACTGGTTTCGATGAATCTGAAATTGCTGATTTATTTGATACAAACAGCGGTGATGAAGTCAAAGACGATGATTTTGACCTTACCAAGGCACTTGAAAAGGCTGCATTTGTACAGCATGGCGATATCTGGATTGTCGGAAAACATAAGCTGATGTGTGGCGATGCTACTTCTGCGGAAGATGTATCTGCTCTTATGGGAGATACAAAGGCAAACCTTATTCTGACGGACCCGCCCTATGGTGTATCTTTCAAGAGTTCCAGTGGACTTACCATTCAGAATGACAGTATGAAAAACGAAGAATTCTACAACTTTCTTCTTGCTTCATTCAAGTGTATGGCTGACCACCTTGAGAAAGGCGGCTCGGCTTATGTATTCCATGCCGACACAGAGGGCTTGAATTTCAGAAAGGCTTTCATTGATGCCGGATTTCATCTTGCAGGCTGCTGTATCTGGGTGAAAGATAGTCTGGTGCTTGGACGCTCGGATTATCAGTGGCAGCACGAACCTGTGCTGTATGGCTTTATGCAGAACGGCAAGCATCATTGGTATTCAGACCGCAAGCAAACGACCATCTGGAATTTTGATAAGCCGAAACGCAATGCAAATCACCCAACTTCAAAGCCACTTGACCTTTTAAGCTATCCTATCGGAAATTCCACACAAGCAAATGGTGTAGTTATTGATACGTTTGGCGGCAGCGGTTCTACTTTGATGGCTTGCGAACAAATGAACCGCATTTGTTACACAATGGAACTGGATGAAAAGTATGCATCTGTTATTCTCCGCCGCTATGTTGAGGATACCGGCGATGCTGACGGTGTGTATGTTATCCGTGACGGACAGCAGATACCTTACTGTGAACTTGTAAAAGAGGTGGAAAAGCCTGATGAATAAACCTCTTACGCTCGGCAGCCTTTTTGATGGCTCAGGAACATTCCCCATGATGGCTATGCTTTCCGGCATCGTGCCTGTCTGGAAATCAGAAATTGAACCTTTTCCTATCGCTGTAACCGAAAAGCGACTGCCTTTTGTAAAGCACCTTGGTGACATCAATAGCGTCAACGGTGCAGAAATTGAACCTGTGGATATTATTACCTTTGGCTCGCCCTGTACTGATCTTTCAGTTGCAGGCAAGCGTCAGGGCTTGAATGCAGAGCGTTCAGGACTTTTCTTTCAGGCAATCAGAATCATAAAGGAAATGAGAGGTGCAACCAATGGAAAATATCCGAGATTTGCAGTGTGGGAAAACGTCACAGGAGCATTCTCCTCAAATGGCGGAGAAGACTTCCGATGTGTTCTTGAAGAATTCTGTAAGATTAAAGACACAGATCTATCTGTCCCTAAACCTGAAAAATGGACAAAGGCAGGAGAAATCATGGGTGAAAATTTCTCTGTCGCCTACAGGACGTTCGATGCTCAATACTGGGGCGTACCCCAAAGAAGAATGCGTGTCTACCTTGTCGCAGATTTTGATGGCGGATGTGCCTCAAAAATATTATTTGAGTCAGAAGGCGGCACAGGGTATTCTGCGGAGAGCTTCAGAGCGTGGCAAGAAACTGCCCAAAGTTTTGGAAACTGCTCTGAAGAAACGGGCTCAGGGCTGATGTTTGAGAATCATTCTCAGGATACCAGATACACAGGACCTCTTAATGTTGCTCAGACAGTTTCTGCAACTTATGGAACAGGCGGAAACAATCAGCCTTTTGTGGTGGAATCATCGGTTGTTCCTGCAACACTGAAAATACGATGTGGTCACGGAAATGGTGGACGTGGAGCGTTGATTCAGAAAAACAAATCTGCTACTCTTTCCTGCAATAACGACCAGACACTTTTCGTTCCAAAGGCATATGGTATCTGTGGAAAATACAGTAATTCTATGCTGTCGAACAATCCAAACAGCGGATTTTATGAAGCAGATACTTCAAGAACCATTGATACCAGCAATCAGTCACCTTGCAAAAATCAAGGCGGAATGGTAGTAGTTGAAGGAAACGGTAGCAGACCTTCACATCATGGTGACGGATACAAGGAATCGGAAACCATGTATACGCTGAATTGTACGGAAAATCATGCTGTATCGTATGGCATCGGCAGACCTGCCATGAATCAGGGATACAACGCACGATTCAGTTTTCAGGTGGAAGAAGAAAAATCTCCTACAATCGTTGCATCGGGGGCAGGCGGAATCGCTCATCCGAAATACTCCACAAGCAAAAATTCCCACCATACTGTTGCTGAAAAGGAAAAAGCAAACACACTTGTAGCATCGGATTACAAAGATCCGCCTGTTGTCAATGACAGCACTCCTGAAATTGAATACATCGTAAGACGACTGACACCCCAGGAATGTGCGTTACTGCAAGGTATGCCGGCTTGGTGGTGTGATGATATTGGCATTGAAAATCCGACCGAAGAACAGATAAATTGGTGGCAGAATGTTTTTGAAACATACAACAAAGCTGTCGGTAAGACCTGCAAACCAAAATCCCGTAAGCAGATTGAAAAGTGGCTGAAGAATCCGTATTCTGATAGTGCTGCCTATAAAATGTGGGGAAATGGTATCGCTTCAAGCAACGCTTTGTTTGTGCTGGCAGGAATCGCCTATTATGCACAAAACGAGGGGAAATAATTCTACATATCCCACACTTGCTATCTGTGCCATTCTGAGTTATCATGTGTACTACCAAAAAGGAGGTCAAACATATGATAATTGAATTTCAGCTTATAGGAGAAAAACGAAAAGAACTTGCAAAAACAATCAGCGAGATTATTGGTGCTCCTGCCGAATATCAGTTCATGCCGACTTGTGCATACAAAATTGGTGACTTTTACACCGTTACCAAAGAGGGTAATCTTGAAATCAGCGATTCTGCTGACAGCAAAGAGATTGATATGCTGATTAGTGAACTTGCAAGCAGAGGTTATGATGTTCCACTTGATGAAGAAGAAAACGGTCTGACGGTAGAGATGCCTTTGGAACTGGTTGATGATGCTACAATCGACAGGCTCAGAAAAATCGTAGAAAATAAGGGTGAACTTTTCAAGGCTGCATTCAAAACTGACAACCTTGAAATCGTTGCTGAAGCAGACAAGATTTGCTTTCCTTGGTTTACCGTTGAAAATGATGGTGATGCAGATGCCTACTGCACTTTCATTTCCATGCTCTGCGAATTTGCAAAGAATCAGAAACGTATCAACAATAAGCTTGAAACCAGCGATAATCCCAAATACACAATGCGTTGTTATCTCCTTCGCCTTGGCATGATTGGTGTAGAGTACAAGTCAACAAGAAAGGTACTGCTTAGAAATCTTTCAGGCAGTTCGGCTTTCAGAAAGGTAGCAAATAATGAAGTTTCCGAATAAAGCATATCTTGAAAATCTCAGAAAACAGTATCCCGTTGGGACAAAGATACAGCTGATTTCTATGCGAAATGAAAAATATCCCATTCTTCCCGGAACAATCGGTGAAGTTACCCATATCGATGATCTGGGTTCCATACACATGAAATGGCAGAACGGCTCTTCTCTTGCCCTGATTCCCGAAGTGGATTCTTTCAAGGTTGTGGCAGCCGAAAAATAAGGCAGAACCTATTCCATCGTACTGTATTTTACCATAGAAAATCAAGGAAAGCAAGACTGTATATTACACAATCATTTGGCGGATATACAGTCTGTTTTTCTGTTAATTTAGCCGCTTGATATGTCCTCCGTAATGCGGTAATATGTGATACAACGAAAGGGCAGAAAGCCCGAAATTACGGAGGAAAATACCATGAACGCTAAAACAGAAAGACAGATTGAAAACCTGAAAAATCAGACCATTGGGGTTGAAATTGAGATGAACCACATCACAAGAGAACGAGCTGCAAAGCTTGCCGCAGACTTTTTCGGAACAGGCAGATATGAATTCACAGCAAGCCGAAACGGATACAGCACCTGGTCAGCTTGGGATGCACAGGGCAGAGAATGGAAATTTCAAAAGGACGTCAGCATTGCAGGATGCGATGCTGAAAAGTGCGAACTGGTTACACCGATTCTTCACTACGGCGACATTGAAACCTTGCAGGAGCTTGTGAGAAGACTTCGCAAGGCAGGAGCAGTAAGCCACGCAGGGATTGGGGCAGGAGTTCATATTCACATCGGAGCGAACGGACACACACCGCAAAGCCTCAGAAACCTTGCAAACATCATGGCAAGCCACGAAAGACTGATTGCAGATGCTTTGAAAATCGACCAGTGCAGAATGAACAGATATTGCAGAACGGTAAACCCAAGATTCATTGAACAGCTGAACAAAAAGAAACCAACCACAATGGCACAGCTTGCAGACATCTGGTACACAGCAAACGGTGCGAATTACGGCAGAAATCAGCATTACAATGACAGCAGATACCATATGCTGAACTTCCACGCAACCTTTACAAAAAGCACAATCGAATTTCGACTTTTCCAGTTTGACAAGCCTACAGCAGAAAAGAAAAACGGACTTCACGCAGGACAATTGAAAAGCTACATTCAGCTTTGCCTTGCACTTTCCGAAATGGCAAAGGAACTGAAAACAGCAAGTCCAAAACCACAGCAAACGGAAAATCCAAAATTTGCAATGCGAACATGGCTGATTCGATTGGGACTGGTTGGCGAAGAGTTCTCCACAGCGAGAAGTTTTCTTACCAAGAACCTTGACGGAGATGCGGCTTTCAGATATGGCAGAGCCTGAAAAGGCTCGCACCTCAAAGGCAACGGGTGGCAACACAGCCGCCCACGTTGCTTTTGTGGATAGTTTTCCAACCAAATAAATCAAGCCAAACAATCCCGCACAGCCCCTGATTTTACAAAGTATAATCTGAACAAATACCACACAAGAAAAGGCACAGATATTTTGTAGATTTAGCGGGTTGCATTTACTCCGAAAAAGAGTTAATATGTGACTACCGCAAAGCGGAATCTACAAAAAGGAGATTTGAAATGAAAAGATATTATATCGCCTACGGTTCAAACCTCAATGTCCGTCAGATGAAATTCAGATGCCCCACAGCAAAAATCGTTGGAACGGCGGTTATTGGGGATTATGAACTTCTCTACAAAGGCAGCAAAACAGGCTCTTACCTTACCATTGAAAAAAAGAAAGGCTCAGTTGTTCCGGTTGCAGTCTGGGAAGTGACTGCCGCCGATGAACACAACCTTGATATTTACGAGGGCTATCCTAATTTCTACTACAAGAAAAATATGAAAATCAGACTTTCCGAAACCGGAAAAATGATTGATGCTTTTGTGTATATCATGCATGAAGAACGCAGGTTTGGAATTCCAACTTCTGCATATGTCAGCACCTGCAAATTCGGATACACCATTTTCGGATTTGATTTCAAGTACCTTGATGAAGCCTATGAAAAAAGTCTGAAAGGAGTTGCCAACAATGAAAAATGAAACCCCGACTGAAAGAACCTGCCCGAAATGCGGATGTGTTTATACTGAAGTTCCTGCACTTTCCAGAACTGATAATGAAACGCTGATTTGCTCCGACTGCGGAATCCGTGAGGCCCTCGAAAGCATTGGTATTTCCAAAGAAGAACAGGAAAAAATCATCAGCATTATTCACCGTAACACAGCAGAATAAGACAATGCAAGCCGCCACGTTTGGCTGTGTGGCAATTCAGGGATTTCCTCCGTAAATTATCCCATTTGAAGCAAAGCCCCACACAAGCCGACAAGGTGGCTCAGAAAGGAAACCCATATGAAAGTACTTATCGTTGAACCGAGAAAACGACCAAGAGAAGCTGAAATTGACGGCAGTCTGGAATCCATGCAGAAAACGGTCGGCGGGTATCTGCAAGCGATATACCCTTTTGAAGATGAGATCGCCCTTGTTTGTGATGACGAATCAAAGTTGAAATCCGATACGGAGTGGAACAGAGTGCTTCCTGAAACAGGTGACATCATAAAAGGTACATTTTTCATCACAGGTCTTGGAGCAGAAGATTTTACAGACCTTTCTCCTGAACTTATGAAAAAGTACAAACAGCGATTTTGGAATATTGAACTTTTCATTCCCACACCAAACGGTCTGATGCCGATTGCAATCAGGGACTGACAGCCCACACATTCGCCTGTAACGGCAAGTAAAACCGATTCCGAATACCTTTCCAATTTGAAAAGCAACGCCACAAACGCAAACGTGGCGGCTGCTTTTTTGCTGTCATAATCTACACAATACAGGGGCGATTTTCAAACTGTATATTCTGGCAGTTTAGCCGCTTGCAATTATACACACTATGCGGTAATATGTAATCACCGAAAGGGAAAACAACCAAAAAACCACGAAATACGGAGGAAAACACAATGGTATCATACGGAATCGCAAAGGCAAGAGCAATGGCAAACAGAGCAGATTGGAACGAAAGAACAGAAATCACAATGGCGGTCATCACTTGGTTTGATGCGGACTACGAATACGACCTTGAAATTGAAAACGAGGACAGAATGGACGATGAAGAGTTCACAGCATGGGTTGAGAAAAACGCAGAAGACCTTGTGGTGCTATACTAAAAAAGTGGACAGCAAAAAGCGAAAGATGGTATAATAATAAAAAAAGGAGAGAAACACATGG